AACGATACCGACGTTAATCTTCATGAGTCTGTTCCTTATCCGTTTGTTCTTGGGTGACTCGGGGCATCACACTCAGATCAATGTGTGGACCGCCGCCGAAACTGATTATGTACGACCGCCGGCCATGCGGCATATCACTGCCGCTGTCAACGCACGTACCGCCGATGAAATCACAAATCGCTTGGATCAATGTTTCGTGGTCTACTGCTTCGTCTGTCCAAGGTATCGCTACCAAGTCCAGATCGTAGTTGAAGCTGCCATGAAATGCAATCGCATAACCGACGTCTCGACAACACTTCTGTATTCCTTGCAAGCGCCACATGTAGAACGTGGACGCTCCATCTATCGGCTTTCGATTCATGGGCTCACCAGAGCAGACCATCAACTTCCACTGACGCGGAAGTGCGGACGAAACCAACGCGAGACTGACCTCGATATGGCTTAGACAGCACTACGTTCTTAGGTCTCTGGCGCAATGCCGACAGCCAGAAGTCATTGGCGAAGTTGTCGAACGCGAGATACTTCACGTTGTTCGCCTTCATCCAAGCGAGAACAACATCCAGCAGTTGCAGGCCGAGACCTTTGCCACGTTGACGCACAGGAAGATAGAGCATCATCAACGTAGGGAGATTGCGTTCAAGCTCGCTGCCTTTGTTCCACGTCAGCATGTCGATTTCGATGTAAGGCTGCTTCTTGTCTGGTTTAGGAAGAACTTTACCAGCAGCCGACAGGAAGGTTCGCTTCACTGTCGGCTTGGCTTTGCTCAGTGCCACGTACAACTTCATGGCACTTCTCCTATTAACCATCAACGGTCGAAGCCGTGAAGCGAGCCCCAGTCTTGTTGATAGTAGCTTGCAGAAGGATACGCTTGGCCGGCAACACAGGATCAACGAACACGTCGAGAATCAGGTCTCCACCAGCAGTAATCTCAGGCGGGTTGTTCGCGTCGTCACACTGAACTCCGTAGCGATGCAGGCCGCGTCCGTTCTTGATCGTCTCTAGGAAACGCTCACTGATTTCCACCAGCTTACCGCGCAGGATCTCATCGTTCGGATCGAACACCGAATACAGCGCAGCATTCGATAGAGCCTTCTCAAGGTACAGCATGAGGCGACGCACGTTGACGTTGGACAGCGCGCTAGCCATAGTCTGCATGGTGTCGGCGCCCCAGATCGAAACGCCGATACCTTCGATGACTCGAATCGGGTTGATCTGACTTTCAACCAAGGCATCACGATCACCCTGATTGTAGATGTGGCGAACACCGAGAACCTTTAGGTTGCCACGTAGCAGACCAGCAGGCGCAAACCAAGTGGCATACTCTCGATCGGTTCTTGCGTAGGCAGCAGCGACGTAGCCGCTCGGCGGAACATACAGACGCCGGTTGCTATAGCTGTCAAGCACCAGAAGATCGCAGCAGTAAAGCGCACTGTAGCTGCTGTTTAGGGCCAGAGAGTTGCGACGGAAGTCGATGGCATTTTGAACTTTCTGATCGACCGGAGGAACATCGAAGATCGACATGCAGTCCATGCGGTCAGCACAGATTTCATCCATGCGGAGCATCACAGGCGGCTGGGTAAGACCTGCACCGATGAGCATGTTGACGCTGACATGCTCAGGATCGCGATACAGTTCCCACGCTTGCATGATTTCGCCAGTGGTAGCGCGGCGCCCGTTGGAACCACCGCCAAGAGTAGTCTGCACCAAAGCAGATATAAACTTGCGATTGTGGTTCTGCACGTACTGAGCCTGCTCATAGTTCTGAGCAATTCGGATCAGGTTGGAGCGACGGTTGATGTGCTCCATGATGTTCAACTGAACGCCGTAACCATCAATGCGGAAGTTCAAGTGAACCATGTAGCTTTCGCTGGGGCGCGCGCTCGAACCTTCGTACACGTCCACGTAGAACGTACCATCATCGATCTTTGTGTTCGGATAGATGCGGATACTCAACGTGTTGTTCCACTCGCCCGGATCGACGGCGTACACAGTGAACAGTTCATCGGAAAGAAAATCATGGGCGCTAGGCGATTCCTCACCGCTCTCCCAAGCCTCAAACTGATTGAGGGAGTTCTCACCTATGTAGACCGTAGCTCCGCCGTAACGGGCTTCTGGTGCAACGCGCGTCACATACAGACGGTCGGCTTCATTGAGGAAAGCCAACGCGCTGTGGTGAAGAAAGCCGAGACTTGCGTCAGGTTCACCGAACGTACGGATGAAGTTTTGAACACTGGTGATGAGTGTCCGCTGTCCGACTGGACCGCGATGCGATTCACCGACCATCGCGCCGACTGACGTACTTACAGGAGAGACGATTTGGGAATTATCGATCTCCCTTACGTAGACTCCGGCTGAGGAATTTGTAGCCATTGGTGAACTCCTGGAGTATTTAGCTTCTTGCTAGACACTTGAAATTAGCAATAAGGTTGATGTAAGCTGTGTAGACAATCAGCTACGAACATACGAGAAACGAGTAGGTTCGGATGATTTCACTGTCACGGAGTCAAGTTCACCGTAGAACATGAAAAGACCATGGCATGGGACATCGACGATTTCACCAGAGCCATATCTTATGCTCACGGTGAAGGAGCGAAAGCCGTGCACCATGACGGCAGTTTTGATTCCAGAAATCGTGAAGTCTTTGTTTGGACCGCAGTCTGCATCTCCGGACACAAAGTCCGTGTCCGAACTGACACGCTTTGCGATACTTCCACCAATAGCGCGCTTTCTCAAATGAATGTCGGCGACAGTGACCTTAAACTCAGTCACTATGGTTTTATCAAGCGGTTGCTGCTTAAGGCGAGCGCGGGTCATTGGTCGTGAACTCCTCTATTGGAGATATGTAATCGGTGAAGGTGTCCTCCGATCCATTGACACTTTCGATGTTTGTTCCGATGATAGGATCAACATCGTAGACCGAACTGACGTCCTTAAAGAAACCTGCATACGTGTGAACGATTAGCTGAACTGTAATCTCGATGGCCCCAGGTTTCGTTGTATCACCCGTATCAGCGAGAGGAATTGTTGTGTTGTCTGGGACTTCGATGCGCGTGTTCAGGACAAACTGGTTGCCGTACTTAACGTCAAACGTCAGGTTGTTGAGCGCACTCAGCAGCAGAAAAGTCTCAGAGATATGAAACGCCCTATCCGCACTATCGTCGAAGTAGTGAAGTTCACATCCAATGCGAATCGGAAAGATGAAACCGACGCGTGATGTGTTTCTAGATGCACCGTACGTACCAACTCTGTGGCCTGTTCGTTGAACAGCACGGTTGCTAAAGGAATCTTTCACTACCTGCGCATCAGTTGGAATTATCCAACCGTACGGGTACGAGGTCTTATCCTCGTTAGCTAGTTGTTTCTTGATCTTGTCGTCGAGGCTTATAGGCAAGTCTTTCAAACCGAGCTCGCGAGCCAGTACGGTTCTTACGCCGTGAAGGTTTGTTCGCAGCAGACCGGATTTGACCAACTCGCGTGGAATGCTAAGGTGTGCCATTTTTAACCTCAAGCTGAAATGAAAGAGCCCCGAAAGAACCGTAGTCCTCGGGGCTCCTTCGGCTGTCACTTAACTCGAATCGGGGTGTTAGTGACCGGAACGAGCTTGATCTTCTTAGCAGCGCCACCACCCTGGTTGCTGCTCGAAAGGGAGCTCTGGATTACCTTCTGCCCCGGGATCTCATCACTGAAATCATCGGTAGTGCCGTCGTCCTCGTCGTCCATGTCTTCCTCGATGTTGTCCTCGATTTCAGGACCTTCATCTTCTTCTTCATCGTCGTCAGCCTCTTCATCAGATGCGGACAGCGAAATGCTGGACATGGACTCTCCGATAGACTTTGCGATTGCGAACAAGCCAACGCGTGGTGCGTCGCCAGCTTGAGCGGTCATACCACTGTCTACCGAAGCACCATCAACATCGATGTCACCATCGGGGTCTAGGTGCTTGAGGAGTTCGTTTGCATCATCAGACGCCATGGCGGTTGCGAACAACGCGCCTGCTTCGCCAAACTTCTGCTTACGGAACGCTACGGCGGCAAGCAACAGAAAATCGCGAGCAAGATTCTGTTTCATGCTGTACGCCCTCTAGTTTGAATGACGAGAGTGGGCCGGCGAACCAGCCCACTCACTAGAGGTTCCGTCAGATTCTTTGTGCTTTCGCAACCGAGCGCGGATTGGCCAGCGTGAACGAGAACATCTCGGACAGCAGCCAGCCCTTCGTGGTGTTGCCGTGATCGGCGCCCGAAGTCGGAGTCGAACGCACACCGCCACGATCAGTGTAAGCAGCGTGGTTTTCCGGGCTCGACACGACGTACAGTTCGCCGCGGTTCAGGACCTTCTGGTTCGGCTGACGGAACGCATCGGTCATCAGGTTCAGACCCACCAGAGTACCCAGCTGGCCGTTCAGCGCCAGGTCGTACTTGGTCACCGGATCCAGGAACTCGTGGAAGTCGGCGTTGCTGATGATGTCAGCCCACAGGTCGTTGGCGATGATCGCGTTGGTCGCCGGCAGGTTCCAGTCGGTCACGGCCTGACGCACGCGAGCCAGATTGCCCGGAGTCAGCTGACCGATGATGTACTCCAGCGGATTCACGATACCGACAGCCTTGTCGGCAGCCTTCTTCCACAGGGTGTCTTCCTTGACCATGATGCTGTCGAGACCCTGTTCGTACAGATCGTCCAGCAGGTCACCACTGATCTGCTCGATGTCCAGAGCTTCGGCACGCAGGTTGGCGATCAGCTCGAACTCAGCTGCCTCGAACACCTTATTGCGGATGACCTGGTAGCCCACGCTGGAGCTGGAGGTCGCGACGACTGCGACGGCGTCCCACGACGGCATCGCCACACGAGCGATTTCACCTTGACGCAGGGTCTGACCAAGCGCGATGTTACGCAGGAAGCCCTGACGCGAGCGAGCTTCTTCGATGCGCGCGGCGAGCGACGCACCCAGCGCAGCCCACTTGTTCTGGTCTGCGAAAGCGGCAGCCAGAATCTCACGACGCTCATTGCGCAGGCGGGTGTACTCAGCGGACGAGGCCAGAGCCGAGTTCTGCTGGGTAGTCACGTCGCCAGAAGCGACGGCCTGCATCAGACCGGTGATCGCGCGGACCAGGTCCTTCTTGTCGTAGGCGTTGAACTCGCCGGTGCTGGACGACAGAGCAGCCATGTTGCTCTTGCCGAGACGCAGCTGTTCGATCGGATCGCCGCTCTTGAGCACCATCTGTGCGCCGGCAAACGGATTGTGGTTCATGGAAATGTCTCCAGGTTGAAGTTGTTTGACCGAGCGCCGAATTAGGCGACGTTCATCGACAGAGCCAGGTACGGGTTCGCAGCGTTCGGCGAGTTCTTCACGACGACGCCCGAAACCTTATTGGCGCCGGCGGCCGGAATGAACTGACCGTTCGCACCCAGACCGACTTCGAGAACGTTGGTCCAATCCTTGGTCACGTCGAAGCACGAGGTAGCGATTTCGCCTTCCAGGATGCGACCGATGGAACCAGTCAGAGCCGAAGCCTGACCACCGAACGGCGCATCACCCAGCAGGGTGCGAGCCTCTTCGACATCCGGCACGTACAGCATCTGGACGCGCAGCACGCGGCCTTCACCGCCGGCGGCAAACATCAGCAGATCGCCGTCGATCACGGCATTCTCGCCGCTCTCCGGAGCATCGGTACCGGCGGTCACAGTGCGGACCTGATCACCCTCGATCAGGGCGATCTGACCAGCTTCGGGAACGCGCGGCAGCTTGATGGTCGAATCCGCACCCAGCTCGTACTCACGCACGAACGGAATGCGACGCGGCGGCAGGAAGCGCTCGAAACTGATACCGGCGAACACGCCAGCACCGTCGCACGGCTTCACGAAAGTTTCACCATTGGCCTTGGCGTAAACCAGAGCCATACCTTCTTCAGGAATCACCGAGCCCGGCAGGACGTCCGCGTGGCGGGTCAGGGTGAGACGGGTATCACGCATGTGTAGCATGACTGCTTCTCCTCAGATGAGATTGTAAAACGAAAGGTGCCTAGTGCCTAACGACAACGCTAGGCGTCTTGTTGTCAGCGACGACCCAAACTACCAACCACTTGGTTGAGGCGTGCGCTGAAGTCATCCGAAGCAGCAGCAGCAACTGCGGTTTCGGGCTTGCTTCCCTTATTGTCAGCGGAAGCGACCGCCGTGCCGAAAGACGACAGGCGAGATTCCAGATTACCAGCCGAGCTAGCGGTAGCGACGCCACCGTTAGGCATGTAGGTCATATCGAGAATGGTCTTCGACAGACTTTCCTGCACTTCGACAGGCTTGGACAGGATGTCGCGGGCGCGCTCGAACATCGAACTGAGGAACACCTCGAACGATGCACGCAGAGCGTTGTCCACGATGATTTCCGGATTACGCACGCCGCACGAGGCCAGAGCCGCGTTCAGCGAGTCGCGCACAGGGTTCGACTGACCCTGGAAGAAACCACGGCTGATGCCGATGCCTGCAGTGGCCAGAGCGGCTTCGAGACGCTGCGTGTATTCGTCACGCTGCTGTTCCAGATGCTCCATCTGCTCACTCGCCAGTGCGACAGCACGGGTTTCGATGCGCTTCGGCACAGACACGGAAGCCTTGATACCGTTGAAGCCCAGCTCGCGCAGAACCTTCGAGACACCGCCGATCTTGGAAGCAGCGATAGCCGCATGACCGAAGCGCGCAGTATCGAAGAGGTCCTTGTGGTCCTTCTGGATCGACTGGTGGGTAGCGACAGCGACAGGACGACCACGGAAATACGCGGTCCAGGCCGGAGAACCATTGACGGCAGCACTGTAGCTGACGTCCAGCTCGTCGACCGAAGCATCGTCCGGGATGTCATCCATCAGATCGACTTCGATTTTGTCCATGTCCTCGTCGGCAGCTTCATCCTCTTCGGAGTCATCCTCTTCGGAGTCATCCTCTTCGGATTCATCGTCACCTGCTTCCTCAGAATCATCGGATTCGTCGTCGCTGGCTTCGGCGCTGCCATCGATCACAGACATCGAAGTGTCCGTATCACCTTCGGTCTTTTCAGACTTGTCGGTTTCGCCTTCAGCAGAATCGGTGTCAGCATCGGAACTGGCGTCAGCATCGTCAGCATCGAGGTCCAAAGCATCCTGCGCAGGATCGACCTCATCATTTGCGGTGGCCGGTTCGACCAGACCCTTACCGCATTCAGGACGCGGGCACTTGTCAAGCTCGGCACCAGAAACGATATGAGCGCCACAGCCTTCAGCCGAAGCACAAACCATGTAGTTCACGGTCTGAACGTCGGAGGCAGTGGCAACGAGCTTTTTGCTCTGGATTCGGGAGTACTCCCGAATGGCTTCGTCGCGGCTACCCGCAGCGACAACCAGCGGCGCGTCAGCCATGTCATCTTCCTCGTCTTGATCCGAGTCCGAATCATCGTCACCTTCGTCGTCAGAGGATTCATCATCCTCTTCTTCGTCGGTATCGCCTTCGTCCTCTTCGGTGTCATCCGAATCGTCGATTTCTTCCTCTTCGGATTCATCGTCGTCGGCAGCGGTGGCCTCACTATCAGTAGATTCCTCACCTTCATCCGATTCGTCGTCCGACTCGTCGTCGGCGATTTCTTCGTCTTCCAGTTCGTCATCGACGTCCAGATCGTCCAGTTCTTCGTCACTCAGATCGTCGTCGGCATCTTCACTATCGTCGTCCGAAGACGCGACAGCTGAGGCGCAGACAGGACAATGCTGAACAAAAGCATCGGAATCGAACAGGAGGTGCGAACCACAACCAGCAGTACACTGGTAATGGAACGCCTCATGCACGTCACCGGCTCTTGCCTCGAAGCTGAGGTCGTTCAGGGCCTCATCGGACTGTACGAGATCCATGTTGCCGTTTTCGGGATTGAAGATGTTTTCCAAATCCGCGGCAGCATTAGACACAAATGCCTTGGTGTTGTTTCTGTCAACAAAGCACGTTGCACCCTTGCCCATGGTCAGCATTCGATAGCGATTGATGGCCTGTGCGCGGGTGTTCCCGACAGCCACGATACCCTGGAACTGAATGTTGCTCATTGTCAGTCTCCTGGTGGTCGTGTGTTTGCGAGATACGCAAAACCTGCAACGCGAAAGTTGCCGGTCTCGAAAAAATTACGTTTGGCAGAAAATCGTCGATTTTTCCATTAGGTGCATAAAAGGACTTATATTGAGCCGTATTTAAGGGCTTGGAACGCAAAACGGAGCCCCTTTCGGAGCTCCGCGTGAAAATTGAGTGTTTTGTCAGTCTTCCAAGAACCTAAGCTGCTTAAAACCAATCTCCAGTGCTGCAATGCGTGACTCCGCAGCAAAGCTTTCGGTGAGCATCAGGTATTCCGTGTAAGCGCGCTGCTCGGACTCCTCAATAAGCAAGTCAGTCTCAGGAGTAAATGGATTTGGAGTCAGCGGGCTGTCTAGAACGACAATCCACGGGCTCGCTGGAGTCATGCGGCCAGAGACGGTTACCTTAAAATCGAAAGTATGTCCACCAGTTCTTTTATAGGAGATGGCCTGAAGCACTTTCGGATCCGTCATCAGGAACGAAAAGCTTTGAATACCTGTTGGGATTGACTGCAATAGGTACGTGTGGAATGTAATCGGCTGGATTGTTTTTGTTCTAGCGCGAGCCTGCTGAAGAAACATCTGTGAGATTCCTATGGAAGTGCTGCTCCGCGTCCGCACTTTTGCCCGATATGCACTTGGCGAGGTGAGGCATGTTCATTCTGCATCGTACGGACGCGGAGCAACTTTGCTCAGTTTGGCTTTAGCCTTTCAGCAGAGCCTGACATAAGTCGTTCACGGAACTCACTTATGTCAGGAGCTCTATGTCGCTCACCAACCTGATTGATCCACGTGGCGGTTTCGGCACTATTGGGAACATTTCCGTTCCAGCGATGGATGAGAGAACACGCATAACGGTAACGCTCCAGCGCACGCAATTCCTCACCAGCTATGAGTCGTTTCAAGAAAGTAAGCATTACGGCTCCTTTAGCCAGCCATGGCGAAGTCTTGACCGTGATGGTAGGCCATCAAGGCGTCCAGATGCTGTCGAGCCTTTGCGATACGTCCCTGCTTGGCCGCTTCGATTCGATCACGTTTATCTTTGCTGATTGAGCCGTTCTGCTCTATTTCCTTCCTGATGGCATTGTCGAAGTATTCTTCGGCGCTCTTAATGTACTGCTTCAGTTGTTTGATTACCTGTTTGGAGTCCTGTGCGGCTCTCTGCTTTTTGGCTTCAGGATCATCATTGTACTTGGAGTTCGGATGCAGCTTCAGGTAAAGAGCTTTGGCCTTGTCGCTGAGATCGGAGAACCAAGAGGCTTCGGCATCGAACTGCGCGGCACACAGGTCAACAGCAGTAGCTTCGTCCATGCGGCCGGAGATTGAAAGCATGAGTTTCATCTTTGCGTCTCCGTCAGTATTTGGATAGATCGATGAAGTTGGAGTTGATCGCAGGCACGTAAGCGGGAGAGCCTACAACACTGGTCTCAAACCCTCTAATCTGCTCACACATGCGATATGCGAGTCTGTTGCCAGGCTGGGACATGTAGGTTCTAGCCTTAGGCTGCGTATGTGCGCAAGGCTGCCTCAATCCACCCTCACCAAATCTCTGACCGCAAATGGAACACTTGTAACTCTTGAAGTAGAAGCCCAGCGAGAATGCGTTGTTCTCCCCGCTGAGGATGCTATTCACCAGTAGAGGATCCTTAGTGCGGTCATAAGCCAGTAGAGCAATCAGCTTGAAATACTTGCCGTTGCCGAACTTGCGTAGAGGCCTCATGAACACATCTAGGATCACACCCTTAGCCTTGGTGATATCCTGATTGTCGTGTTCGTAGAACGTCGGCTTGCCTCTGAAGGTCTTGAACGCCTGCATGCCGAGTTCAGGATAGAACTTTAGCAGTTCTGGAGCCGAGACGGAGTCACCATTCGTATTGGGAATGTCGGTGAACAGGATCGGCACTGGAATCAGTACGTAATCCTTGATGTTCGTGGATAGGCGATATTCCTTAGCTGCGAATGGA